AAATACAGAGGAAGAAAATTGAGAAAACAATCGGATAATAAAGAATATAGTGTAGAATTGCAGAAGTTGTTTCTGCAAATGATGATTACAAATGCCGAGTTATATACTAGGGTTATGAACATTATGAACTCGGAGAATTTTGATAAATCATTACGACCAGCGGCAGAATTATTCAAAGAACATACAACAAAATACGGGGTATTACCCGACAGTACACAAATTAAAGCATTAACTGGTATAGATATTGAAGTAATACCTGAACTGAGTCAGGGACATTATGATTGGTTTTTTGAAGAATTTGAAAGTTTTACTAAACGACAAGAACTAGAAAGAGCAATATTAAAAAGTGCTGACTTACTTGAGAAAGGTGATTTTGGTCCTGTTGAGAAACTAATTAAAGACGCGGTACAAATCAGTTTACAGAAAGACATGGGTACAGATTATTTTGCTGATCCTGCAGGAAGAATTAACAAATATTTTAACAGTGGTGGACAAGTTAGTACAGGCTGGCCGCAAATGGATAAGATATTATATGGTGGTATGAGTCGTGGTGAATTAAATATCTTTGCAGGTGGTTCAGGTTCAGGTAAAAGTCTTGTTATGATGAACATAGCATTAAATTGGTTACAAACAGGAATGAGCGGAGTCTATGTCACATTAGAATTGAGTGAAGAATTAACTAGTTTGCGTACAGATGCTATGTTAACTAATATGGGTACAAGAGATATTCGTAAAGATATCGGATCAACTGAACTCAAAGTTAAGATGGTAGGCAAGAAAGCAGGTAAATATCGTGTTAAAGGATTGCCTGCACAAAGTAATGTAAATGACATTCGTGCTTATTTAAAAGAGGTACAAATTCAAACAGGTATTAACATTGACTTTGTGATGATTGACTATTTGGATCTAGTAATGCCAGTATCTGTTAAAGTCAATCCTAACGACCAGTTCATCAAAGACAAGTATGTTGCTGAAGAATTGCGTAATCTTGCAAAAGAGATGGGGATACTAATGGTGACTGCATCACAGTTAAATCGTAGTGCAGTAGATGAGATTGAATTTGACCACAGTCACATTGCTGGTGGTATCAGTAAGATTAACACAGCAGATAATGTGTTTGGTATCTTTACAAGTCGTAGTATGCGAGAGCGAGGTAAATATCAGATTCAATGTATGAAGTCACGTAGTTCGACGGGTGTAGGTATGAAGATTGATTTAGAATATAATATTGAAACCATGCGTATTAGCGACAATGGGGGCGACGGTGACGATAGTTATAAACCTCAACCTAGTGCTAATCAGATTATGAGTTATCTCAAACCACAAAGTACATTACAATCAACAGAACCTATCATAGATCAAACTACAGGTGAAGTACTAGAACCTGAAAACAAGAAAGTTGTAGTAGATGTTCAGGGTTCAAAATTGAAGAATTTGCTTAACAGTTTAAAGAAATAAACCGTAAAATAGATAAATACTATTAGGAAACTATTATGCAAAAACAAACTCGTAGCCTGCTACAGGAATTGGAAGCTATTGGCAATAACCGTGACACAAGCCACGTTATTGAGAGTAGGGCTCACAATATCATTACCAGTGCAATTAATCTATTAGAGATGATTAATAGGAATTATCCTAAAGAACAAGCAGAGATATTAGAGAGAAAGTTGCTTGGCGCGATTAAATCCCGTGACCAAGGAAAGTTTTCCAAATCAATTAAGAAGAACAGCGACAAAGAGCAGTTATGAATTTATCGGAAGCATTATCATTACTTAAATCTAAAATTGACAAACTATCTATAAACGAAGATAAAGGTCATTTAGACCATCCAGAAGATTTAATCTTTTTAGGTGGTAGTGATGGTGCTAATCGTGCATTGCAGTCAACTATCGCTACTGCTAAAAATCCAGCAACAGTTACTATTAAATGGGACGGATATCCTGCATTGATATTTGGACGTAATAGTTCAGGTAAGTTTAGCATTATGGACAAGCATATGTTCAATAAGAAAGATGGTACTGGACGACAAGTGTTTAGCCCGCAACAATTTGCTGAATATGATACTGCTCGTGGTGTAGAACGTGAAAGTCTTTGGCCTATTATTAATGAGATATGGCCTGGATTAGAAAAGGCCAGCAAAGGTGCAAAGGGATATTATTGGGGTGATTTGTTATTCCACCAACCATTAGTAGACCAAAATGGCAGTTATGTTTTTAAAGCTAACCCTAATGGTATTACATATAAAGTAGATGCTAATAGTGATTTGGGTAGATTAATGGGTGGCAAACAAGCAGGAATTGCTGTACATCAGTACATTGATCCTAACGCAATGACCACAGATGAAGCCACTTCATTAGACGGAAGTATAGGACAATTAAAGAATGATAGTAATGTAGCTATAGTACCTAGTGCTATGCCTACAGCCCCTAAGATTAAATTAGATAACAAATTAATTAAAAATGTACAATCATCTATTCAGAAATATGGTAGTCTAGTTGACCAAATGATGGATACTGCACCCCAAGCACGTAATACATTTAATCAGTTATTTACAGTATATATTAATAAGAAGATTGTTGCAGGTGATTTAAACAATTTAGCTAGTGGTTTTATGAGTTTTATAGAAACTAGACCAATGACAGAAAGAATGAAAGCCAAGATAGCAGAACATTTTAATCAAAATAAAGATGCTATAATAGGTGCATTCACTATTTGGTCTGCACTATATACATTAAAAATGTCAGTAGTTAATCAATTAAATAAGGCCGCAGAAGTTAGTCCTGTTAAAGGATATTTACAAGATGGTACCGAAACACATGAGGGTTTTGTGTCAAATGGCTTAAAATTCGTAGATAGAATGGGCTTTAGCCGTCAGAATTTGGCTGGAAGATAAGCCCAAAACCAACATTTTTTGTTGCCAGGCATAAATAAGAGTAGAGCTATATGCTCACAAACTTAAAGGAATTTTAAAATGGCACAATTTACACGCACAAACGGTGACTATCTACCAGTTATTAACTATGACAGCCCAGCTTACACTAACTCTGGTGTTAACGCTGTTACTTCTGGTGCAACAGTTCAACCACAAGGTCCAAAATTGGACTTCTTCACAATCACTTTCACAGGTGCATTGACAACAACACAATTGAACACAGCAGTTCAGACTATTCAACAATTAGCTACAATCTATATGTATGAGTACACAGACGACACTAATGACACATTAGCTGTTGCTATTTATCCAGTTGCCGCATGGACAACTACAAGTTTAGATGACGCTATCACAGCCGCTGTTGAAGCTTGTACAGTTGCCGCTTCTGCAACATTCACTGGTTAATTTTTAACTTGAATAAAAGGACCCGAGAAATTCTCGGGTTTTTTTACCTCTATTAAATAGTAATATGAGTTTTACTATTACTTGCTACACGCTATTTGATATTACCCCCACAGGAGTAATGAATAGGAATCGTCCTGTAGTTGATGAAGAAATACCAATTTGGTTACAAAAAAGAAACACACAATGTAATTTTGATACAGTGATACAATCAATCTCATTAAGAAGTCAACCTGACGTTACTAGAAATCCAGAAAAAATACAAATACGATTTGATGAATTTAATAACTTTGGATTTTTATATCAACAACTTGAAAATGAAACGTATGATTGTTGGTCATTTGACTTTGACATTCAACATCCTAGTGTGTTCAATGACGGAATAAATGAGTTGGGGGCATTGTATAGTGATTGTGATACAGTTCCTATGATTAAAACTGATACTGCTTGGAATAAACTTCCTGCATTTTTAGATACATCTGAAGAACTTAAAAATATATATTTTAAAGTAGTACGCTATGGTTAAACGTAATAATCCAGAAAAACAATTGGAAAAATTAATGAAATCTGACTTTTTGGGGGAGTTAGAAGATGTTATAATTTTTCAAAACACTGATGGCAGTTATGAATTATTCAACACTTATCGTATCAATAAAACTAGTAAAGATGATTATATAGTAACAATGCTTACTACATTTACTACACATCAATTTAACACACTCAAAAATGCGGTAGCTTGGTGTACATTTGACAAAAGAAATATGTTATCTCAATCTAATAGAATATTGATATTGGATAATTTATTAGCTGGATTAGAATTGGATATATTGTTACACACTAAAATATTTAAAAATGCCAAAAATTCTGATGATAAATTGATATTTTTAGCTAAACTCAGCGAGGCTAAACTGAAGAAAAAGCGGTTTACGGATGAACTATACACATATGTAAGTAATTCCAAAAAATGGCAAACCAACAGATTTAACAGAAAACCCTTATAATAAAACAAAAAAGATAAATACTTCATATTAGTCTTGGAATATAACTATGAAACTAACCGAATTTGACAACAAAAAAATATCAACTGCTAAACAAGCGTTGAATAAGC